TATCTCGTTCAACACTAAGCACCTACTGTGCATGGTCAAAAAAGCAGCAGTCATACGCTGGTGGTCGTACGGAGTAAATCTACCCGGCCAGTCGTAGTAGTGCAGGATGGGAGACGGGGCTTTTATGCCTAATGCTCTTAGGCTGGTGGATTCTTTGACCCTATGTGGAATTACTACTAGGTCTTTACCTTTAAACTTGTACGGCTTAGAGGTAGGTACCGTGCTCAATACACGTTCTGGGTTACTTAGATTAAGTAGTAACGCCTTTGCTTTCTCTATTACTAGCATCAATGAACTCTCTAACTTCTTCTATTGTGGCTTGGTCGTAAACAACGAAGCACTTTCCTCCCGCGTTCTCAATGCGGGCCATTATCGCAGTCTGCAGTGCGGTAGGTTTTCTGCTCTTATTGGCCTTACACTCGACACCGACAAACCGTCCGTTAACTATAGCAACACGATCTGGTATTCCTGCGCTTCCAAACGGGCCAGCCTGCGGACTGTACGCCCAAACTCCTTCAGCTTGCAGCATCTTATCTAACGCTTTTTTTATTTTACCTTCAGGAGTTTGGGCCATTTATATACTACACCTACTGTTAAGTTTGTCAACTTAAACTATACATACTCGCAAAAGCTCTTACACGGACAGAAATTACACAAGCCACTTGGCCTAGCAGGCCAGTTATCTGTTTTAGCGGACTGCTCTATGCGCGCTATCTTACCGAGTAACTTCTCCCACAACTCTGGTATGTCCGCGCGCGTGTAAGATTTTGAGTCCATAGTTAAGTCTTTAAGCCACACAAAAGATGTGTTTATTTTCTTAACATCTTGCCTATGGGTGAACACTTGAAGGGCAAACAACTCTAATTGACTGGGGTCAGGTCTGCGCTTACCTGTTTTCCAGTCGAACATAGCGCCTACACCGTCTTTAATAATTAATACGTCTATCTTACTTCGTAGCCAAGCGTCTGCGTCCCACCACCCTGTAGGCTTTAACGAGGCATTGAGCGTCATCTCCTCCTCTGGCAGCAACTCTCCGCCTTCTGCCATACGAATCATAGATTTACACAGGGGCTCATAGCGAATTACTTCTTGTGGTAACTCCGTATTCTCCGCCAGTCGATCTTCTAGCATCTTGTGAACACGTTCTCCCCATTGTGTTATCTCGTTTCCCTTGTCCGTAACTTCTTTAAGTACGCGCTGATGGTGGTACCGCTTTGGGCAATTTTCGTACATCTTAATAGCAGAGTAGGAATGAGTTAGTTCAATCATCTATTTAGCTTCTCCATAATTCGCGCCTATGTCAGCCTCGCAGGCGACGGGTAAGTCGTGTGCCCACACGGGGGGTGTAGACATTACGCCAACAAGATAGTCGCGGCAAGTTTCTGCTTCGTCTTCGTCTACTACACATACAACCTCATCATGGACTTGAAACGCTACATTATACCGTCTGCCTATAGCAACCATTTGCTCTGAAACAACTATCCTCGCTACAGCTTGTGTAATATTCTCTACTACCTTCCCTCCATATATTTTAGTCCACGGCACTTCAACGGCTGCGTTCTGCAACTTTGCTGCAGCTAAACTACGAAACGACCTAGCATTGTTGACGTACTCATAGTTATTACCTTTGTGGCGAAGCAGTGGATACTGCATGTGCAGTCCATTGGGCAAGCGTATGCGTCCATTGTCGTAACTTATCAAACTGCATATGTCTCCTTGGTTTTTAGCTTGCAGACCGGCTAGTGCAGTTCCACATGTACGCCACAGATTAACTATGTTGCTGTTCTTATTACGGTATAGAGAGACAATACGCGCAGCCTCGTTGTCATCCATGTCAACAGGTATAAATCCTGACACCATAGTGTCTAAGAACTTCGCGGCACCCATACCATAGCCCAGTCCTAAGATAGCTGTTTTACCAACATGACGCTCAACCTTGTCAGCCTTGGATATCTGCCTACTGTAGACATCTGTAGCAAACAACGAGTAAACATCGTCCCCTCTACGAAACGCGTTTACTAAATCAGTCTGCCCTGCCAAATACGCAACGACTCGCGCTTCAATCTGGCTAGAGTCGCACGCTACGAGAACCTTGCCCTCTGGTGCGGTAATAGCCCTGCGTAACTGCCCTCCTCGGGGCAGGTTCTGTAAGTTAACTTTGTCTCCCCCTGAAAACCTACCTGTGTGAGCACCGTAGTAATTAAGCATGATAGGTAGAAGCCCCCGTTTCGATATGCCCATAAACGCCTCCGTGCGCGTCTGCTCAATCGTTGACTTAATACCTAAACGAGTTTCTGTAACCATGCGAACAGCGCGCTTAGGGTGGCTAAGTAGCTTCTTCAAACCCGCATCTGTTTTTGCAAACGCATACGCAGCCTTACCTGTCTTAGCGCTTATCTTCATAGGTGGCGTTGCACCTAGCTTTGTTAAAAGCGTAGCGAATTTAGGGTTAGACATGATTATTTTTTTAGCTTCTTCGCCACCGCCTAACTGGGTTAGCAGCTTTTCTTTGCGTATCTTTTCATTAAGAAGGTGAGACTCTAGTACGTCATAGTCCAGCTTAATTGACGGCTCTGTATACATACGCAAAGTCTGATCTATAACCATAAGCTCAGACGTGGGGAACCCCTTTACTAGTTTCTTAAACAAGTTATATGTAAGCTCAACGTCTTGTATGCAGTAGTCTGCGTACGCATTCATTTCAGCTTCGGTAAAGTCTTTACGCCGCTTGCCTATATTATTCTCTACTTCTGTGCCCTTAGCGCCTAAACCGTAGTAGCCAGCTAGCGCTTTAAGGGAACCGCCTACTGTCATCTGGTGGTAAGGCCGCGCCATCGAGAGAGTATCTAGCCATAGCTTAGGCTTCACGCCGTAATGCCAAGAAAGAATTGCGCCGTCGAACGCTGTGTTGTGGCACAGAATAGCTTTGTCATCGTAACGTATAGAATTAAGAAACTCGTTTACGTCACTGCCGCTATAAAAATCTGTTTCGTTGTCGCCTATTTTAACGCCGACACCTATCACCTCAAACCTAGAATCACGTACATATGACTCAGTGGTCATACGGCTTAAGCTAAACTGCTTGTCGTAGTACGTTTCAAAATCAATAGTTACTATTTCCACTGGTACGCGCCTCCGGTGCGCAAAACTACTGCGCTAAACAGCATCTACGCCGTCCTCACTTACCTCAAACATATCCAAGAATTCAATTAGCTTAGTCAAATGATGGTGGGCTTTGCGTATATCGTCAGACCCACCTTTGGACCGCTCGCGCGCAAGGTATCCTATGGCTGTTGCTTTGTGGTACCCCCGATACTCATCAGGTGTAAGCCATGCTTCCATCGCCTCCCATGGTTGTATGTCCATGTCTGTGTAGTGCGTTCCGCCTATCTGGCTATTCATTACATCTATCATCTCTCAATCCTCTTTTACCGCCCTGAAAACAAGTCGCGCACTAGCTGGTTGCTAATCGCGGCGCTGCTACTATCTCTTTTCTCAACAAATTCTAAAAAGGCCGCGTCTTCATCGTCAAACTCTGCTTCTAAGTTATCCGTGGAATAAAGCTCCGCCAGTAAGTCGTCAGCGCTAACGCCTTCATATACGCCATGGCTCATATGTCTATACCTTGACTACGCAACAACAACACAAACCCCCGCAACTCGTCCTGTGCCCTGTCTAAATCTGCCTTCGCATCGGGCTGCCCAGCTGAGCGCAAAACCGCTTCCATACTGCTGTCAACTTGTCTTAGTAAAAATTTATGCTTATCCCGCTGGGCCAATGTTATTTTGTTACGCATGTGTGCTAATTCTGTTCAAACCTCAAACCCCTAAATTCGCTACGCTTTTAACAAAGCTAGGTGCAACGCCACTTATTAAACCTGTCCTCAATATACTGCCTGTACTCGGGTAACCTACCACGCATTTTTTCGCAATACATAGGGTCGGCACCGAATTTTTTATCGATCATCACAGTAACAGCGTGTAGGCAGTGGGCTATAAGCCCCCGTTGCGTTATGCACGATAGATTCAATTGCGTCATGTGCGTATATGAAGGCGTAAATTTAAAGTTCCACTCAACATGTTTTGAGTACTCTACAAGCACTTTCATAAAGCGGTCAGAAGGATATCCTGCCTTTACATCATTGTAAAGTAGCCTTAAAAACTGATAGTTGGGGTCAACTTCGTCTTTCGTAAGATCAACAGAATCCCAAAGCTCAAAATCCGGTACGCTAGTGCTCCAGTTTTCAATATGTGGGTCTAAACACCCAAGCTTACCCAGCACTTCTAGTTTATAAAACCAAGTGCATAGGTCACATTTACACAACGTTTTCATACGCGGTACGTGCCTTTATAGTTTAAGTTTAGGCCAGAAGGATCCTTCTGGCCTGTTTGCATTACTTATTTAGCTTATGACTAATAATTGCTACCGTCATTTCATCTAGCACATTGGCGAGTCCGTCAACCTCGGGGCTAGGCTTAGGCTTAGGGCTAGGCTTAGACTTAGGCTTTGAATTTAACTCATCTAAATACATCCTAGGCACAAGCTCTTTTAGCGGGGGCCAATACTTAATCGCCGCACCTAAAGTAGTGTGCTTGCCCAGTATTTGAGAAACAGATGTGCAAAAGTCGTCGTACATACGGGTCTTTGCTTGCAATTTATCCTCAAACAAAACTATCTCGGAAACTATCTGCTCAGTTTCCGCGCACACCTCTAAGTTTATTCTGTACCCATTAAAGTGTGGCCGCTTATTATTTGTTGGGAAACAGAGTTGATCACCGCACTCGATGATGGGGTACGCGCCAAACGGCACGCCCTCCACCCTTATGAATTGGTGGCCAGAACCACTAACTGCGCCTCGAAGCGCATCGCTAGGCTCTACAAATATAGGCAACCTGTTCCTTATTGCCGTGCTGGCTGGAAATTCTTTGGGTAGCCGCTCTAAAAGCGCCCTAGTGGGTTCGTCGTACATAAGCTCATAAATAGCTTTCGCCCACGAATGGACAGGTCGTGTAACGTTAACGGCCTCTAAATCCTTTTCTCTCATTCGACTAATTTGCTCATGTATCGCCAGTGAAATAGACGAATTTATTCTTACTGTAGCCATTATGTTTCTCCGTTATTTAACTAAAATTACTCGCCCAAATGGGGCGGAAGATCTATCTGTGGACACCCAAAGAACTGGGTACTCTGGGGCTTCCCCGAAATAGTC